AATGAGCCCAGAGTTAATTTATTGCAAGTTGACGTATTCTCTAATCAAGAAAAAGATTCGGTTACTATAAATGTGGTATTTGCAATATTGAGTACTAATCAAATTCAATCACTAGATGTGGTTCTTAGAAGAGTAAGATAATCAGATGCAAAACACAGCCATTTCACTTGTATCACTAGACTTTGACACATTAAAAGCATCACTCAAGACATATCTTAAGTCCCAGGATAAATTCAAGGACTATGATTTTGATGGTTCTAATATGTCAGTATTGCTTGATATTTTAGCATACAACACATATAAGAATGCTTTTTATCTAAACATGGTGGCTGCAGAGTCTTTTCTTGACTCTGCACAAATCAGAGATTCTGTTGTTTCAAAGGCAAAGGAGCTAAACTATACCCCTAGATCTAGAAAATCATCTATTGCAAATTTGAATCTGCAATTTGCACAATCTGGTTTGCAAACATTTACCATACCTGCAGGTACTAGATTTTCTGGTCAGAATTCAAATAATACGTTTTCATACGTATCAAATCAAGCAGTCATTCTTTATCCAAATAATGGTTATTTTACTGCAACTAATTTTCCAGTCTATGAAGGTAGAATTCTGACTGAAGCATTTGTCATGGACTATAGTGTGGAAAGACAACGATTCCTCATATCAAATCCACAAATAGATACAGATAGTCTCACTATAAGTGTAAGTGAAGATAATGGAATAACTTTCAGTGAATACACACCCACAACAAGTCTATTCAATCTTACTGCCAATTCAACTGTTTTCTTCATTCAGGGAGCAGAGAATAACAAATATGAAATAGTATTTGGCGATGGTATTCTAGGCAAAAGACCAATGGATAGTTCTATCATTAGAGCTCAATACAGAGTCACAAATGGCGCTGATGGTAATGGATCTACAAATTTTGTTCTTGATGATAATCTAGGTACCGTAAATGGACTGGGTAGTGCAGTTGTTCCAACTATAGTATCATCAGCTGCCTATGGTGGTGCTGAAAGAGAATCAATTGACTCCATTCGTTATAACGCACCAAGACACTATGAGACACAAGAAAGAGCAGTCACAGTAAATGATTTCAAGTCTCTTCTTTTAAGTCAGTTTACTAATATCAAAGCAGTAAATATCTATGGTGGTGAAGATGTAAAAGATTCTGTTCGTTATGGCAGAGTTTATGTAGTTCCGGTCACGTATTCTGGTGTAGCACTCACCACAAATGAAAAATCTAATATTGAAAAATATCTAAAAGACAGAACAGTACTGGGTATTACACCATATGTAATCGACCCTGAAACTCTTTATTTGGTTGTAAATTCAAATGTCAATTTTGACAAAAGATCCACAGCACTTACACCAACCGATATTGCTTCAATTGTCAAGTCTGCTATTGAAACTTACAATGTAAATACTCTTCTTGATTTCAATATCGAATTCATGCTGTCCGACTTCACAACCATGATTGATAATGCATATACCGCAATAAGTTCAAATGAAACAAAGATTCAGTTAAAGAAAATAGCTTCGATTGGTCTAGACAAGTCTGCATATATTGCAATTGAATTTAATAATAAGATTATACCTGGGACTGTAATAAGTAGTGAATTTTCTGCTGGTGGTAGAACTTATAGATATACTGACTACAACCCAAACAATAATACACTTTCTATAGTTCAAAATGCAAATGGTACTTCAATCATAAATAGTTCTAAAAACATGTATCTTTGTGATATCACTGCAGTTGGTCAACAGACTTATACTATTGTGGGAACTGTCGATTACGAACTAGGTCATATAGATTTAAATCTTATCACTGTAAATTCATTCAATGGAAACCCAGGAATTGCATTTTACGCAACACCAAGCACTGAAAATATAAAGGCTGGTAGAAATGATCTGCTCACCATTGATGTGGAATATGGAATAAATGTTATTGCTAGAGAAGAATAATCAATAATGTATATTGATAAACATATATCACCACTTATTGCTAGTCAGTTCCCTGCTTTCTATAGAGATCAGGGCCCTAACTTTATAGCATTTGTAAAAGCTTACTACGAGTGGGCAGAACAATCTGGTAATTTTATTGAGCAGTCTAGATCATTATTTGATAATCTAGATATTGACCGTACATCTACAGAGTTCATTAATCACTTTAAATCACAATATATCTCTCTTATCCCTGATTCTGTTCAAGGTGATAAGCGCTTATTAATGAAGCATATCCTGGATTTGTATAGATCCAAGGGAACTCCAAGAGCATATAGTTTACTATTCAGAATTCTATTTGATGAAGATATTGAGTTTTATATCCCAAACGATTATATCTTCAAGGCATCGGATAACGAATGGTTTGTTCCAAAGTATATTGAAGTTACTGGCTCACCTTATCTAAAGAATCTCATTGGTAAAAGAATAACATCAGTAGGAAAAACAAATTCTGCTGTTGTTGACAATTTTGCTACTGTTGTGCGTAATGGTAAAGAAATAAACATTTTATTCCTTATAGCAATCAATGGTGATTTTAATTCTGGATCCAGAATTATTTGTGATGATTTATATGTCGGCACAGCTGGTGACTTTATTGACAATTATACATATCTGCAACTATCTGATGCAGATAAAGCAAGTTATTCTTTAGTATATACCGAAACAAATGGACCTTTCATTACCGGTTCTTTGAGTTCTGTTATTATTGAGAATGGTGGTACTGGATTTAGCGTCGGTGATATTCTAAGCATTCAAGATGGATCCGGATCTGAAGGTAAACTTAAAGTACTTAGAATTATTAACGATACTAGTGGTAAAGTTTCATTTGCTATTATTGATGGTGGTTCAGGTTATACATTAAATGCAAATGTTGTAGTGTCTGGCGGTGGTGGTGCAGGTGCTACATTTAAAGTCGGTGGACTTATAGACAAAGAACTAATCTATATCAATACCGATCTTATTTCAACTTATTTCAATACGACACTAGAATCAAATACTGCCGGTGTAACTCTGGGTATTTCCGGAAATACTGCTGATTTTTCTGCCGCTGGAAATTCCATTACCTCAAGTGCAAATGTTCTTGTGGCCGATGTCACTTCTACAACTGTGAATAAGATTGCTAATGGAACTTATGTCTCAAATACTGCACTTGGTATAAACCTATACGCATATAGATCCGAAGGCTCACTTATTTGGTTTACTTCCACAACAGACTCAGATTTAAATAATGCAAACATAGTTTCAGGTGCTATCGTGGGTAATGCAGCACAAAATGCGTTTGTAAGTCTCAATACAGTTTGGCCTAAGACAACTGTCACTGGAAATGCTGTGATCGTATCCAGCAATTCTACAGCACTAGTGGCAAATACTGTAAATGGATATTTTGTTCCTACTGCAACTGTTCGAGATGTTTTCACCATCGGCACAACAAATGTAAATGCTTCAATTACAACTGTAACAAGAAATACAGATTGGAATTTTGCTAATTCTGTATCCGCATTTGACAATCTAGATGCTCCTATTGGGCAAGTACTGAACTTTCAAAATATTGAAATTGGAACTATTGCATATCTTTCCGAACAAAACCCAGGCTCAAATTACGTTGAAAATCCTACTGTCACAGTAACTCAACCTGAAGTTTTGGCTTATTTTATTCCTGATGGCAGAGGTGGTTATAAAGGAAATAACGCAATCATCAAAGGATATACATCATTTGCTAATGGTGTGGTTATTGGTGCAGAAGTTATTTCTTCTGGATATGGATATATTGATGGTGAAAGTGTAACAGCACAGAGTGATACCACAAATAATTCTATCTCGGTAATCACAGTTGTCGATTCAACCGGTAAAGGTGTAGGTAGATGGAAAAATACTAAGAGCTTTATTTCTGATGTAAACTATCTACAAGATAGCAAATTCTATCAGCAATATTCATATCAAATTCTTGCTCCTAGAATGCTTGAAACTTATGAGTCTTTTGTTCGTGATATTGTCCATCAGTCTGGTCTTGCTTTATATGGTAAATATCAACTCAAGGATTTCAAAGCATCCGAGAGCACATTTCAATATGCATCAAATACTCAGACAATTGTGACGGACAATCCAGTACTCAATCTAGATTTTACTACACAGACTATTAATTCACTTGCTGTTTTCACTAGAACATCCAATGGATATTATCTAGATGCTAATGGCAATATGTCAGTGGCAAGTGCAAACACACCTAGATTTGAATATTATTCCAATGGATCATTCCGTGGTCTTCTGATTGAATCCCAGAGAACTAATTCAATTAGAAATAATAGTATGACTGGTGCGGCAGTTGGTCCATCAGGGACACCTGGGACATTGCCAACCGGTTGGGCAACATATAATAACACAGGAATTGTGCCACGTGTCGTTGAAATAGGAACTGAGCAAGGTATTGATTATATTGATGTTTCATTTTCCGGAATACCAACAGGATCTGGGGCTTCTTATGTACAGTTTAACGAAAGTGGTACAATTTCTGCTGCCAATGCACAAACATGGACAGTAAGTACTTATCTTAAGATTGTCAGTGGAAGTCTGACTAATATCAGTCCTTTACTTTTATCCATACAAGAAAATACATCTGCAGGCGCATATATTATCGGGGGTGGGCTTGCCACAACACCTACCACAGCAAATCTTATTTCATATAGACCAGTCTATACTAGAACATTAAGTGGTGGAGCAACAACCGCACTTCTAAATGTTTTTTATCAAGTTAATATGGTTGCTGGTCAACCGGTAGATCTTACACTACGAATTGGCATGCCTCAAATGGAACAGGGTGCTTC